CGAAGCCCCGTGGGAGGGCATATGGAAGCGCGTAGCTGTCCGCGCTGGGCGGTAGACACTGCAACGCCGCCCGAATCCGGCAGTCTGGCGAGGGACGTTAGCACAGCGGTCAGGGCAGGCGGCTTATAACCGCCCGAGGGAGGTTCGACCCCTCCACGTCCCACCATCGATGGAACAGGCCCCGCACGGGGCTTCTTTCATATGCAGCCGTCCGCGAGGGCGGCTTTTTTCATGCCGACGCCCCGCACGGGGCATGGAAGCAGGCCCGCACGGGCCGGGAAGGGGTCACGAATGGCCGAGGAAAACGCTACCAACCAAGTAGCAAATCAGACCGGGGACGGCACGCAGGCCGCGCAGGCAGCGCAGTCGGTGGAGCAAGACACCGTATCGCGCGCCGACTACGAGAAGCTGCTGGCCGAGTCACGCAAGTGGGAGGCGCGCAGCAAGGCGAACGCCGAGGCTGCGAAGCGCCTAGCCGAGCTTGAGGACGCCAGCAAGACCGACGCCGAGAAGCTGGCCGACGCAACCAAGCGCGCAGAGGAAGCCGAGGCGAAGGTGGCCGACTACGAGCGACGCGCCGAGCGCGCCGGAATCGTGGCGGAGGTCGCCGCGAAGAAAGGCGTGGACGCCGAGTGGCTGGGCCGAATGGCGGGAGACACCGCCGAGGAGATTCAGGCCAACGCCGACTTCCTCGCGTCCAAGCTTTCCGGAGCGCCCATCTACCCGAGCGTGACCGACAACGGCCAGAAGAAGACCCCGGACAAGAAGAGCGCGCAGGACCAGTTCGGAGACTGGTTTGCGACTGTTTCCAACCGATAGGAGATGCAGATGGCATACGATACCGCCAAGCACGACATCAACCGCACCACCACGGGCATCAAGCTCCCGTCCGACGTGCTCGATGAGGTCTGGCAGAAGACCATCGAGGCGTCGTTCGTCATGAGCCACGCCCGCACCATGCAGGTACCCGGCACCGGCACCAACGTGAACATCATCACGGGCGACCCGACGCCCGCATGGGTCACCGAGTCCACCGAGAAGACCGTGAGCACCCCGACGTTCAGCAACAAGACGCTGACGCCCTACAAGCTCGCCGTCATCGTCCCGTTCACCGAGGAGTTCCGCCGCGACGTCCCGACGCTCTACGCCGCCATCGCCGCGCGCGTCCCCTCCGTGCTCGCCAAGACCTTCGATCAGACCGTGTTCTTCGGCACAGCCCCCGGCACGGGCTTCGACACCCTGTCCGGGGCCGATGGCGTCGACCTCGAGGCGGCTCCCGCGGACGCCATCAACGGCGCTCTGACCGACATCCTCGTGGAGGGCGGCACCGCGAACGCAATCGCGCTCGCCCCGCAGGGCTACGGCATCCTGACCGGCGCGAAGAACACCGACGGCTCCCTGACCTTCGGCGGCTCCTACAACCAGACCGGCAGCATCACGCCGTTCGGCCTGCCCGTCACCGTCACCAGCGCCGCCTACAAGGAAGGAAGCTCCGCCGCCAATACTGTGGGCTTCATCGGCGACTGGACCAAGGCCATCGTCGGCATGGTGCAGGACATCCGCGTGGACTACTCAGACCAGGCCACCATCAACGACGGCACCAAGCAGCTCAACCTGTGGCAGCGCAACATGTTCGCCCTGCGCTGCGAGATGGAGGTCGGCTTCATCGTGGAGAGCACCGACTACTTCAAGAAGTTCACCGACACCTATCAGGCTGGATAAGGAGGCGCGTATGCCGCGCATGATAGCGCCGTACACCGGCGTCGTGTTCGACGTGCATCCTGACAACGTGGAGAAGCGCATCGCGCGCGGCTTCGAGCTGCTGGAGACGTTCGAACGCATCGAGACGGATTCTGAGCCGGAACAGGAGCGCGACGAGCCGGAATCTAGCCAGGAGACGGTAGCGGAGAGCGCCGCTTCAGACGCCCCGAAGCCCACGGAGGACTCCACCATCGCTGAGATACGCGAGTGGGCGGCTGCTCATGGCGTCGAGCTTCCGAAGAGGGGCAACAAGGCTCAACTGCTCGCCGCTATCGGCTAGGGAGGTGGTCGAATGACGCCTTTCGCAACCGTCGAGGATTACGAGGCCCGCTACGGCGAGGTGGAGGACCGCGACAGGGTGGAGACGCTTCTGGGCGACGCCACCGCGTTCATAGCCGGATACCCGGGGTTCAAGCTGCTCGGACCCGGCGACGCCGGATACGACATGCAGTGGGCGAACCTCGTGCGCGTCGCGTGCGCGGTGGTCTACCGCTCGCAATCGGCGGGAGACCTCGCAGGCTTCACCGACTACTCGGAGACCGGCGTGGGCTACAGCGCGAACGTCAAGCTGTCGAATCCTTCCGGCGACTTCTACCTCACGAAGCAGGAGGAGCGGGCGTTGCGCATCGGCGGCGGGCGCGTCGGCATGACGGACCCGTACGGTCTGGACGCGGAGGTGGGCGATGGGACGTCTTGACGGGCTTCCGTCGCTGCTCCACGGCGAGACCGTGACGGTCCTCACCCCATCCACCGGGTACGACGAGCACGGCGACGAGGTAGCCGCATGGGACCGCGAGGTCGTGGACAACGTCCTCGTGGCCCCCGGCTCCACCGCCGACGTGGAGGACCCCACCCGCCCGCACGGCACGCGCGCCGTCTTCACGCTCGGCTTCCCCAAGGCGTTCGACAAGCGCCTGCGGGGGTGCCGCGTGGTGGTGCGATGCCCTGCGGGAGGGGACGAGGCCAAGCACACCTACTCGGTCATCGGCGACCCGCAGCCGAACACGCTCGCGAACTGCCCGACCCAGTGGTGGTACACGGCTGAGGTGGAGGACGTGGATGGCTAGCATCAGGGTGCGCATGAACAGCGCCGGGGCGTGCGCCGTGCTCAACAGCGCGGGCGTGCTCGGAGACCTTGAGTCTCGCGCCGCGTCCATCGCCGCCGCCGCGAACGCCCGGACCTCGCCCGACGAGATGCGCAACCCCGCGTACATGTCGGAGGGGGAGAGCGGAGGCACGCGAGCGCGCGCGAGGGTATGGACCGCGACCCCGCACGGAATCCGCAACAACAACAAGTACAACACGCTGCTCAGCAGCCTCGACGCTGGGAGGTGACCGCATGGACGCCGAGATGGCCGTGCGCGACTACCTCGTTTCGCGCGGGGTGGAGAACGTCTATTACGACGTTCCTTCCGGCATTCCCGACCAGCTCGTTGTCGTGCAGCGCACGGGAGGGCCGCGCGGCGAGCTGGTCATAGACACGCCGCTCATGGACGTGCAGTGCTGGGCTTCCAGCAGGCCCGCAGCCGCGAGGCTGGCCGACGAGGTCAGGGCGGCGGTGCTCGACATGCCGTGGATGGTGGAGAACTGCTTCGGCGTGAACGTCACCTCCACCTACCGCGACACGGACCTAGAGACCGGAACGCCGCGCTACCACGTCGTGTTCGAGGCGACGCTGGTGGAGTGACAGACAAAGCAATCGAATAAGCAGGCATGGGCCGTCCTTCGGGGCGGCCTTTTTCGTAAAAGGAGGGCCACATGGCTTCTACCCCCAACAACACAGCCAACGTCAGCGTCGGCAAGGGCGTGCAGGGCGGCTACATGTTCGTCGCGCCCGCAGGCTCAACGCTGCCGACCGACTATGAGACCACGCTCGATGCCGCGTTCCTCAACGTCGGCTACCTCGGTGACGATGGCATCGTCTTCTCTGATTCGTCCAGCAACGATTCTTTCTACGACCTCAACGGAGACTCCATCGAGTCCAGCGCGTCCGAGATTGAAAAGACCTTCACGGTGACGCTCCGCGAAATCAAGAAGGATTCCCTCGCGCTCATCTACGGCAAGGCGAACGTCACGGACGCAGACGGCAAGCTCACCGCCCATGACAAGGGGCCGAATGATGCGAGCTACGCCGTCGTGTTCGAACTCCTGCTCAAGAACGGGCGCAAGTGGCGTCGCGTTGTGCCGAACTGCAAGCTGGGCGAGCTTGGAGACATGACCATCGTCTCCACCGAGCTTGTGGGCCGCGAGATCACCATGAGCGCGCTCAAGGACGCGACCAGCGGAGACTACTACACCGACTTCTACGCGAGCACCGAGACCGCTGCCGAGTAGGCGCGCGCACGGACGATAAACGACTAGGGCTAGGAGACAGCTATGGCCACACGCAAGGGAAGCAAATGGACGGTAGAGGTGGAGGGCATCAAGGTGTCTGGGTCTGTTGACCCGCGAGATGACTACGAGCTTACGGAGCTTATGGTCACGCGCATCTCGCCCACCGCGACGCAGGCGGAGAAGAGCGCCGCCACCATCGCGTCGTACCGCCTGATACTCGGGGACGAGTACGGGCGCGTCAAGGACGAGCTTCGCGCCAAGCACGGCGGCACGCTCACCAACACCGACATGATCGCGTTCATGAACACGCTCACCAACAAGGTGGCCGAACTAAAAAACTCTCAGGCCTAGCGTCGGCGCTGGCGAACCACCCCCTTGAGCTTCGCGCCGACTTCCAGCAGTACTACGGGCTGAACCTCGACGGCATGGGCGCTGACTACACATGCTCCCATGCCGCCGCGCTCGCACGGATGCTTCCAGCAGACAGCAGGCTCGCGAAGGCGGAGCACCCGGAGCTTGAGTGGTCGATAGACACGTACCTTCTCAGCCACATAGAGCACAAGCTGCGGGTCATAGCGTGGCAGGCCACGGAGGACGGCCACAAGGGCCGAAACGAGCCGAGGCACATCGTCACGCCGTACGACCGGATGCGCGAGAGGGCGTTGGAGGCGTCCGCCACGCCGGAGGCCATGGAGAGGGTAGCCGACGCCCTGAACATCCCCAAAGACAGGAGGTGACCTCATGGCCGATGGAATCGAGCTTGCGAGCGCGTACGTGTCGCTTGTGCCGTCGCTCAAGGGCGCTGGCAAGAGCATCCAGTCGCAGCTCGAAGGCATAGACATGACGCGCCCGGGCAAGGCCATGGGCAAGGCGCTCGCCGAGTCTATGGCGAGCGGCGTCGACAGCGGGGCGCTCAAGAAGTACACGCAGGCGGTGGAGCGTGCCGAGAGGTCTGTGCAGGACGCGCGCGACAAGTCAGCCGAGTCAGCCAAGCAGGTGGAGATAGCCGAGAAGCGGCTTGCGGAGGTGCGCGCCAAGTACGGCGAAGATTCCTCGCAGGCTGCGCAGGCTGAACTTGACCTCGTGCGGGCGCAGCGCCAGTCAGAGACGGCGGCGAAAGCGGTGGAGTCCGCGCAGAAGCGCCTCGAATCCGCCCAGAAGTCGCTGGCAGACGCGACCGAGGCGGCGGCGCGCGCGGCTGAGCGGCAGAGCAGCGGCCTCATCCGCCTGTCGCAGTCAGCCACTGCCACGGGCAAGGCGCTGCAATCCGCGGGCCGGTCCATGCAGAGTCTCGGAAGCGGCATGGCGAGCGTGGGCGATTCGCTCACGTCCAAGATAACCGCGCCGCTCGCGACGGCTGCGATAGGCGTCGGCGCCTTCGCCCTCTCCACCGCTTCTGCGGCTGAGACCACTGAGATAAGCTTCACGACCATGCTCGGCAGCGCCGAGAAGGCCGAGGACATGATGGGCACGCTGGCCGACTTCGCCGCGCGGACGCCCTTCGAGCTGTCCGGGCTGCAAGACGCCACGCGACAGCTCCTAGCCTACGGCTTCACCGCCGAAGAGGTCGTGCCGATGCTCACGGCGGTCGGCGACGCCACGGCGGCGCTCGGCACCGGACAGTACGGCATCGAGGCCGTCACGCGCGCGCTCGGGCAGATGCAGACGCGCGGCAAGGTCAGCGCCGAGGAGATGCTCCAGCTCACCGAGGCGGGCATCCCGGCGTGGAAGTACCTCGCCGAGGCCATCGGCACCGACACGGCGGGCGCGATGGAGCAGGTCAGCAAGGGCGCGATTGACGCCTCCACCGGCATCAAGGCGCTCACCGATGGCATGGAGCGCGACTTCGGCGGCATGATGGAGTCCCAGAGCAAGACGCTCGCGGGCCTCGCGTCGAACCTCGTGGACGCGTTCACGCAGCCGCTCATGGAGATTCGCAACAGCGACGCCTACGCCTCGCTCGTGGACGCGTTCTCTGACCTCGTTGACGCTGCTGGGCCGTTCACCGAGTCAATGCTGCCCCACCTCGAAAGCGGGCTGTCTGCCGTGGCCGGGGTGGTGGAGTCTGCCGCAGACGGCTTGCAGGCGTTCGCGGACATGTCCGAAGAGAGCCAGTCGAGCATCATCGGCCTCGTGACCGCAGTCGCGACGGCGGGACCGGCAATGTCGGTGCTCGGGCGCGGCATCAACGTCGCGGGCAAGGCGACGGAGGGCGCTGGCAAGCTGTTCGAGTCCTTCGGCGGCATCGCGGGCAAGGTCGGCGACAAGCTGCTCGACTTCGCCACGGCTCCCGGCACGGCGGGGACGGCGCTCGGCAAGCTCGCCGGGGCCGCAGCGGCGATACCGGCCCCCATGACGGCGGTCGGAGTGGCGGTCGGCGCGCTGGCGGTCGGCGGCATCGCAGTGCTCGCGAAGAACGCCGTTGAGGCGGCGCAGCATCAGCAGCTTCTGTCAGACGCCACGCAGAGCGCGGCGGACATCATGGGCGAGGCGGCGGGCAGCGCGGATGGTCTGGGCGAC